GCTGGGGAATTCCTTCTACCAAACTGGCGGTTTCTCGACCAGTATGCCGATGTGGACATCGTCGAACCCGGTTCGGAGATGCCTGTACAAGTCATCTCCGTTCCTAAGACGCTCAAAACGCCGAGGATTATCGCCATGGAGCCCACTTCTGTACAGTACGTACAGCAGGGGATCTATGAGATTCTCCTTAAGTACCTAGAGAGTGATGATAAACTCAATAGGCTTATCGGCTTTGATGACCAGACGCCTAATCAGCGTATGGCCCTCGAAGGTTCCTGTAATGGAACACTAGCAACACTCGATCTGAGTGATGCGTCCGATCGCGTTTCGAATCAGCTGGTAAGGCTCATGCTTGTCGACCATCCCCATTTGCATGGGGCCGTCGACGCTTGCAGGAGCCGTAAGGCTGATGTTCCTGGTCAAGGTGTTGTTCGCCTTGCCAAGTTCGCATCGATGGGTTCAGCTCTTACGTTCCCTATGGAAGCAATGGTCTTTACGACATTGATATTCCTTGGGATCGAACGGGAGCTCAACACACCCCTTAGCAAGAAATCCATAAAGGCATTTCTTGACAAGGTGCGCGTCTACGGTGACGATATTATCGTCCCCGTAGAATATGTGCAGTCCATTGTGAGTGTGCTCGAGACTTTTGGGTCACGAGTTAACACTGGCAAGTCTTTCTGGACAGGTAAATTCAGAGAGTCTTGCGGCCGGGATTACTACGATGGTTCTGACGTAAGTGTGGTCAGAGCCAGAGAGGTTTTCCCGACACAACGGACACACGCGACTGGGATCATTAGCATGGTCTCTTTACGTAATCAGCTTTACCAGGCTGGTTACTGGAGAACATGTTCTTGGTTGGACGACGAGATACGGGCAGTAATTCGTTACTTTCCCGTTGTCTTGCCGACCTCTCCAGTGCTTGGTCGTCACTCCTTTTTGGGCTATCAACCCGAGAGGTTTGACGAACATTTGCATAGTCCCCAAGTTAGGGGCTATGTTGTGTCGTCCAGGTCTCCATCCGATCCATTGGATGGTCCTGGCGCCTTGCTTAAGTTCCTAATTAAGCGCGGCGGATTGCCATCCGTCGACATTAGGCACTTGGAGCGTGCAGGACGTCCTCATGCCGTCAACATCAAGCTGAGGTGGGCGTCTGCCGTATAACGGCAGATTGGCCGCGAGAGCGGTCAGGGAGATCTAGATCTATTGAGCTG